AGTGGCGAGAAGTATTGCCCACACTTTGAAAACTGCATCGTCTTCAGACATTATCGACGAAAAAATAATTCCTTCGTCGAGTTTAGTAAATCCCATGGCGTCCCCGAAAAACAAAAAGCCAGCCGCCCTGGATGAACCCGCGAAGGAACCACAAGGCGTACCACGCATGGGTGGAGTTACTGCTGGCTGTAAAATATCGGTGAATTTCGCGGATTCATCACACATAACATACACTCACGCCGGGAAAAACTCAAGATATTTTTTCGGCCTCTCTGATTTTTGCCCATTTTCCGTGGGGCAAAATGCCACAGTGGGGCAGAGTGGAGCGCCCCACGCCGAAAATGCCCGAATACCATTTTTTGCCCCGTTTCAAGCGCCGTGCCAAAAAAAAACTTGACAAACATGCCGAAATGGCGTATAATTGGGTTAGATCGGGCAGAATGCCCAAAAGGTGGTAGTTGTCGACCAGCCTCTCAAAACAACAGGTGCAGCCAACGCTGAGCCAGGCCAGGGTGTCATCGCTCCACGGCGCGGTCCTCCGCGCATTCTAAAGCGTGTCGAAGATTTTGAGGCTCGCTTAAATCAATGGCTACGCATTTATATTGACAAAGAGGGAAAATTTACACCCGAGACAGAGGCGTTCCCGCCGACCACATGCGGCTTTGCGCGTTTTCTCGGATTTGGCGACAAGTCATTGCTTTACGATTATCTTGAGCATGATAACGGCGCATTTGCACCACTCGTAAAAAAAGGACTTGCTCTCGTTGAAGAATGGCACGAGTACGGATTGTCAAAAGGGCAATGTGGCGGCCACATCTTCGGCCTGAAAAATATGGGCTGGAAAGACACCCAGCACCAGAACATTGGCGATGGAAACGGAAATCCTTTGAGGGTAATTTTCAATGTTCCAAGGCCAGACGAAAACAGTGATCGGTGATTACACGCCGCGACCAAAGCAGGCGTTGTTTCACAAGTCAAGCGCAACCGAGTGCCTTTTCGGCGGCGCGAAGTCTCCCGGCAAATCATGCGCATTGACAATGGAAGCTGTCGCATACGCCCTGCAATATCCGGGAACAAAGCCGTATCTTTTTCGCTCTACTTTCGACGATCTTGACGCGAATCTAATCCACAACGGAAGCACAATCAAGTTTAGGTATATCCGTAATCTCGTCGATGCCTACCGCTACAATGGCCGGTCGATTCCGTGGATTGGCGTGGACGAGTTGACAGAACACACCGAACAAGCAATACAGATTCTGCTCTCGTGCAACCGCACGGCAGACCGCGTGCCCGTTCGGTTCAGGGCGACGGCAAATCCTGGCAACAAGGGACACAAATGGGTGTGCGCACGTTACGTCACACCAACGGATCACGGCAACAAAACATATAACGACCCAATTACCGGGAACTTGATACAATTCATTCCCGCGACAGTTTACGACGGCGTGCTCGTTGAGCGTGATCCCGCATACGTCAAGCGGTTGGAAAATCTACCCGAGACTGAGAAGCAGGCGTATCTCTATGGCAATTGGGATATTTTTGAGGGACAATTTTTTTCCGGTGACTTCGGATTGCACAACAAAGAAGCGCCGTTTGAGATACCCGAACAGGTTGGCACGGATAGGATTATCGGCTCCCTCGATCACGGCATAGCGCACTATACAAGTTTTGGTTTGGCCTATCTCTCGCCTGATGGCGCGATGCATCGTTTTTTCACATACAAGGCGAATGGAGGAACAACACGCGGGCACGCCGAGGCGATTGTGGATGCCATAGAGTCCTGCCGATACTCTCGCCACATGTACCCGAGCGAAATCTACTACGACTATGCCATGGACACGCGCCACGCGCTGAACGAGTCTAATTTTCGCTGCGACCTCGATGAATACCGCGATGCCTTTGCCTCGCGCATGGAGGGCAAAGCAACACAATTTATCCCGGCAAACAAGCGCAAAGTTGACGGATGCCACGCGATGCGCCAGGTATTCAACGGCGGCAACGGTGTTCCTTTGTTTCGCTATTTCGACGGCCTGAATGACGATTTTGTAGAGGGGATCAACGACGTTCTCACGGATAAACTAAATCCGGAAATGTACGCCAAAATGGATGGCGATGATGTTGCCGACGAATGTCGCTATCTGGTCATGGGCGCGCTGAGAAAACAGGAATCACTGAAGATGGCGACGAGAAAAGCTGTTCAGGACGTGTTGGCCTCTCCCGGATATAGATCCGTTTCAGATTTTTCCATGTTCAACCAATAGGAGCCAGTATGAGAAAGGTTTTGCTCGCGATATTGTGTCTTGCGGCGCTTTGTTCTGCCCAATTTCCGGTATCGGTGTTTTCGCAGACGTATCGCATTGACGGATTCAAGGCGGACAGTCAGAAAACAACTCCGGCTTTCAATGTGAGCGACTACGAGAACATTGCCGTAACGGTGTGCGTTGATGACACGACCTTGGCTGGTTTTGCGAATGACAGCGTAAAACTGTATTGGTACTGGCAGCGCGGATACATCGTGACAAACGCGAGCGGACTGCCGGATACAACCTGGAAACGTCCGGGCTTGCGCGGCGATACGATTAGTTTGTCGGGCAGTTTTCTTGCGGCTGGATCAACGATGTATCCCGATAGTGATGTTATTGGTTCGTTAGATTCCACCTTCGTCACTGGGTACATTTGCAGCGTCCGTAATTTGTCGCCGTGCTGGTCGCCTATTGCTCGCGTGGTGGTCAAGGGATTAACCGGCAACAAGGTTTTAAAGGGCTTGGCGCTTACTGTCACTGTGACGCGGCGTAAGTTTTTGGTTGTCAACTTTGGCACAGCGCGTATGCCGGAGCCTGGACAATGACCAGCAGGCAGTTAATTGAGGACATAGCTCGCGTAAAAACCGCGGAGATCAAGAACAACAGCAAGCGGCGGCGCACGCGAAAGGCGTTGGTCAAAATGCTATCAAAGAAATTTGAGGCGGCTCTATAATGTCCAAAAAAGACGATGACTTTCTCGCGCTTGCCCTCGAACGGTTTCGCGAATGTGAAGATGCAAGCCGAGAGATATACGATGCCGCGTTATCTGATCTCAAGTTCTGCGTGGATCAGTGGCCGGAAAACTTGCGGAAGACGCGGCAGATGCCGGGCAAAGAACGTCCGATTGTCACCGACGACCGAATTTCCGCCATCATCCACAAGATCGCCAACGACCAGCGCCAGAACCGCTCACAAGGTCGCGTAAAGCCCTTGTCAGAAGGTGCGGACCAGGAACGGGCGGACGTTTACACAGGCGTTATCCGCCATATCCAGTACAACGGCGACAGCGAAACGGCTTTTGATACGTCCTTTGAAAGCGCGGTACGGTGTTCCATTGGGTTCCATCGGATCGTAACTGAGTATTGCGACAATACGAGTTTTGACCAGGAAATCAAGGTCAAGCGTATCGAAAATCCGTTTACGGTTTTGTTCCCGTTGCACCAATGCCACGAGATTGATTTTTCAGACGCCGAATACTGCTTCGCTTTCAACGACATGCCGCGCAAAGAATTTGAGGAAAAGTATCCCAAGGAAGAACTGAAGAACTGGAACACAAGTGGCCTTGGCGTTACGGGATGGCTCACAGAAAAGACCGTGAGAGTTTGTGAATATTTCTACGTTGAACATGACCGACGCAAGCTGTACAAGTTGACAGATGGCACGATCTCAGATACAATCCCGGAAGGACAGACGGCAGAATCAGAGCGGGACGTGGATTCGCGGTCAATTAAGTGGTCGCTATTTTCGGCGTGCGCGGTGCTGGAAGAAGGCGACTTTCCTGGGGAATGGTTGCCGGTGATTCCGGTTATTGGCGAGGAGCTGAACGTAGAAGGAAAAAAGGTTCTTAAATCTGCAATTCGCGCGAGTAAAGACCCTCAGCGCATGGTGAACTACTATTCGGCGCAGGAGATGGAGTTGATTGCGCTTGCGCCCAAAGCGCCATGGATCGCTTATGAGAAAGTTATTGAGGGATACGAGGACACATACGCCGCCTCCAACATCGACAACATTGCCGTACTCAAGGCCAAGGCGGTCACTGGCCCGAACGGTGTGCTTCTGCCGCTCCCGGAACGGTCACAGGCGCCGCAAATGTCAACGGCTATCGTCACGGCCAAACGAGAGTACATCGACAGCATCAAGGCAACATCGGGAATTTTTGACGCCTCTCTCGGTGCGCAGGGCAACGAAACTTCGCGGGTAGCTATCAATGCCCGACAACGCCAAGGCGATACTGCCAATTTTCATTTTCCCGACAACCTTGCAAAAAGCATGTGTCATACATGGCGCGTGATACTGTCAATTATCCCGGTGGTATATGACACTGAGCGCGAAATTGCCATTTTGGGCGAGGACATGAGCGAGGAAGTGGTGCGCGTAAACTCGGCGCAACCAGGCATGGTGGGCAACCAAAAACATGTTGGACGGTTGGATGTTGGGAAGTACGGTGTTGTCGTGGACACAGGGCCATCCTACCTGAGCAAGAAGCAGGAGACAACGGACAATCTGTTGAAGATGGCCGAAACAGACCCAGTTGTTCAGCAATCCACTCGTGATCTTGTTGCAAAAGCAATAGATATGCCGACAGACGTAGTACAACGGTTGGCGAAGACCATCCCGCCGAATCTGCTTGACAATCCGAACGGTGAGCCGTCGCCGGATGCGCTAAAAGCACAAGTCGCTCAAATGACCGGCGAAATGCAGCAAATGCACGCGCTTATAGGTCAACTTGATACCGCTTGTAAGAGTTTGACGGCCGAAGTAAACGACAAGAACGTACAGCGCGCACACGAAGCCCAAATAGTAAATATCAAAGCAAATACGGAAATAGAAAAAGCAAGAATAGAAAATGCACATCAACTCGGCATGGCTGCTCATGCAAACGCGATTCAGGCAAATCCCGCGTTAATTGAGCAACTTGTCGGGAACATTCAAACCATCGCTACCAGACTTGACAACCTGGAAAGCGCCGTTGGTAGTCCTGCACCGACACAGCCTGCCGGGTCAAATAACGCGGGAGTAACACCGTGACGACTGAAACTGTTGAGCAAGGAACCGAAAATCAGACAACGCCCGATCCTGTTCTCGATCCCAACGCGAGCCAAGAGGCTGCGACAGAATTAACCGAAGAACAGAAGAAGGCCGCGTATGACGGAGAAAAACAAAGCCGGGTACAGAAGCGCATTGACAAACTGACGCGAGAGAAATACGAGTGGAAAGGCCGGGCAGAGGCAGCGGAGCGCATTGCAGCACAGGCGCAACCACCGGAAGCCCCGCAACCACCCAAGCGCGAACAGTTCAAATCCGATGCCGAATATATCCAGGCTTCTGTTGATTTTGGCATTGCCCAAAAGTTACCAGCCATCCAAGAGGAATTACAGGCCCGTATGCCTGTCGTGTCACATGGCGGTGATTTTCAGGAAAAGGTTGGCAAAGCAAAGGCTGAATATGCGGATTTTGATGACGTTATCGAAGAAGGAGACAGGCCGTACCCGGACCATATCGGAGAGGCCATTACGTCAAGTCCCGTTGGTGGTCATTTGCTGTACCATTTCGCAAAGAACACCGCTGATGCAGATAGAATTTTCGCCCTCTCGCCGATTGTCGCAGCACGGGAAATAGGCGTTATCGAAGCCCAAATACTCGCGGCAAAGGCACCAAAGAAGTCCTCTGGCGCACCGCCTCCGGTCAAGCCTGTCAGTTCAAGCGGATCGGTGAAACCTGATCCGGCAAAAATGACAGACTCGGAATGGTTGACGTGGCGGAGGACACAAAAACTCCAAAAAGTCAAAGAAAGGTTAGGCAGATAGTATGTCACAGACACTAATCACCGGCCAGGAACTCACACGGGCCGCGCTGGAAATCTTTCACAACAACTGTGTTGTGGTCAAGAACATGGACTTGCAGTATGAACCGGATTTCGGTTCGCAGTCCGGATACGACGGCCAGAAAATCGGGCCGACGCTTCAGATCCGCAAACCGCCTATCGGCACGGTTCGGTCAGTGTGGGGAATGTCTCAGCAAGATCTAACGGAGACGTCTGTAAGTCTCACGGTGGACACGGTGCGCGGTATCGACCTGAACTTCCCCGATTCGGCCCTTGCGTTGTCGGTGGATGATTTCGTGGAAAGGTACATTGCCCCGAACGTCAAGCGCCTGGCGTCTGAAGTTGATGGCGTCGCAGCGACGTACATCAAGAACCAGACTGCAAGACTTGTAGGTTTGGGCGGCACGCAGCCCGCAACATTGGCGACCTTCCTTGCGGCAAAGCGCAAGCTGAACGATCAGACCGTCCCGCAGGATGGTGACATTGCGTGCGTGATTTGCCCGGCGACAGAAGCCTCGATGATCGGCGGCCTCACGCCGTTGCAGTTCAACCCGCAGGATACATTGTCGAAGATGTTCCTGACTGGCAAGATCAGCAACATGGGCGGGATGAACTGGTACATGAGCCAGAAC